ACAAAAAACATAAAACACAAGTTGCGCATGCCAAAAAAGGTGCTAAACGTGGGTTAAGAGGAACTGGTATCGAACCATATGATTTAAAAAAATCTTTTCTTAAAAAACAGTTACGTGGTTTAAAAATAACAGGCCAAGCAGAATTTAAAGCACAACCAGGTTTAAAAAACAGAATTAAATTAAGAATTGAACAAGCTAAAAAGAATAGAGAAAAATTTAAAAAACCTGTGATTTTTGGTAAAGCATATCAATCAGACAAAGCAGGCAAAACTATGCAGGTACAACCACTCAGTAGACAACAAAGAAAATTAATGCTTAAAGAAATGGCTGTGTCAGCTGATAAAGGTTATAAGAAGGCAAGATTACGAAAATTTGGATATGAAAAAGGTGGTGATATTAAAACCTTAAAGAATGTAGCTGGTAAATTACAAAAAGCTTCAAAAGCTCACGCAGGTCAGTCCAAAAAATTAAAAAAGATTATCTCAAAATATGTATAAAAAATTTTTACTTTTACGAGATGTTGCCAAAAAACTTTTTCCTGGCAGCAAATCAAAACAAAATTTATATGTTGATGAATACAATAGCGCCAAAATTCACATGACTCATAGATCAGCAGATGATTACGCTAGAACTGTTGTTAAAGATAAATTTAAAAGAAAGTAATGGGACTCAAAAAAAAAGAACTTCGAACAATAGATGATCTAACTCCAAAACAAAAAATGTTTGTGGAGATAATGGTGCAGGATCATGGGCAGATCACTCAGGGTGAAGCACTGAAACGTGCAGGTTATGTTTGCAAAAATGAAAATGATTATGGTGTCATTGCCTCCAGGTTGTTGTCAAGAAAACATAATCCACATGTCGCAAAATACTTTGATCAAAGGTTTGAAAAAGAACTAAAAAAATACGAGAGTGACAATCTCAGACGTTATAAAAGATTCGAGAGAATAGCTAACAAAGCAGAAACTGATAAACAATATGCAGCTGCTATCAATGCAGAGTTTAGATCTGGTCAATTGGCAGGAGCATATGTAGATAGAAAAGAGGTAAGAGTTACTGGTCTGGAGGGTATGTCACGTGAGGAACTTGAAAAAAAGCTTTCTGAACTCTCAGCAAAAATCGATGGCTACAACGCCAAAACGATTGAAGCTGAGTCAAGTCACGTTGAAGAAATTGAAAACAGCTAGTTGGTCTGAGTGGCTAAACGTTTTCAACCAAGTGCACAATTCAACAATCACTACATCAGTTGGAACTGTAAAGGTAAAAATTAATGAGAAAAAAAATATCAATACCAAAAAGAGTAAAATCAGAAATAGATAAATACCCAATGGTATCTGTCGAATGGTTTGATATCGTATCTGATAGCAGTTGGACTTCTTTTGAGTCTTTAAAAAAAGCTAAACTTGCCACCTGTATTACGAAAGGCCACTTACTTTCACAGTCTAAGGGTGTGACTAGATTGTTTGGAGATTACTCTTTTGCAGATGATGGTAAGACAATTGATACGATTGGTAATACAACTGTCATTCCTAATTCGGTAATCAAAGAAACAAAAAAACTGACCTAATAATGAGTGATAAAAATAGGGAGAGTTTGTTATGGCAAAGAGTAAAAAAAGGACTGACTAAATGCTTTTTAACTCGCATAGAATCTAGCACTATTAATGGTATTCCTGATATTCATGGAGTAAATAAACTTGGTGTTTTTTGGATTGAATTAAAATCAGATCAAGTCAATTTTCCGAACCTAAATAAATGGCAGATTGTTTGGATTAATAAATATATTAAAGCTGGTGGTGTCGTATTTATCTTCAAAGAGACCCCTGGACAGAGGTGCCTTAAACTGTACAGACCAGTGTCCGTGTTCACGGATCCTCGCTCGTTGAATCCCGTTGCCTCGTTCTCGTTCCCGTTAAAATGGCCCACGGTCCAGCAGCAGCTGGAGAAGGAGCTGGTGCTTCAGAGGCTGGGGCAATGATCTCGTTCTCGTTGACAAACCTCGCTCGTTCTCGTTCAAAGAACACCGAATGGCCTTCCCTGCAGCTGGTGAGCTCAGGATCCCCGCAGCGTACCACAGCTGGTGTCGTTTTCCGCCCCTCGTTTTCTTCCCCTCTTTGTTAGTTTGACGGGGGGCAGATGACGGCATCACAAGAAGCTGCTGGTATCACTCAAAAAAAAGATCTTGACATCTATCCCATCAGGTCTTATGTAAGATCGTAACTAACAAAGGAGGGTCTCAATGAAGCTCGAAAAATTAATTAAAAAACTAAACAAAGAAAATGCGCCACCGGATGGTTGGTCTGCTGCAGATGCCGTAAAGAAAGATAGACCGGTGCCCGGTAAAACATATGCGTTAACCGCTGGTCCAGGAGAACCTTCAGTGGCAGCTGGTAATACTTGGGCAGAGAGTGTCGTTGGGGACGACAAATGAAGAAGGCCTCGTTTCGTTTGCAATTGGCCTGGCGCCAGCAGCAGGTACAAGCTGGTGCCTTCAGGAGCAGCTCGTGGAACTAGTTGCGTTGTACATAGTATTGTTCATACTTTTCCCAGATGCCATGATCCTCATCACGGGACTCTTCGTTCTCGCTATAGCCTCAGCTTTCTAGCCTCGCTCGTTTGACTGACTGCTGGATCCTGCAGCGTAGTGAGAGAGTTCACGGGGGCGCAGCGCATCTGCTGGTAAAATGGTAGGGTTTCTAGTTTAGAATGGTTCTAAAAGATAATTGTTGCATTGATATATGGGATTTGATAAGACAGGCGATAAACTAACAAAGGAGAAAGATATGGGTTTAGACCAACACGCACACCTGAGAGGCAAAAAAGTCGATTGGGAAAAATACTACAACGAAGATAATTACGGAGAAGAAAATAATATTTTCGTGTGGAGAAAACACGCAAGACTGCAACAGTTCATGTCAGCAAAATGGGATGAACAAAACCAACACCATAAACATGAGGGGCATCTTGCTCACTTAGGTTTCAATGGAGATCAAGACACGCCTGTCTATATAACTGAAAAAGTCGCCAAAGAATTAGCAGAACAAATTCAAGAGGGTTTTAAAGATTATGTAGCAGAAGATGGATTTTTCTGGGGGCAACAGTTCCAAGAAGAATCTGTGAAAGAGTACAAAGAGCAAGACATAAAATTTTTAAAATTTTGTGAACAAGCGATTAACGATAAGAAAGTCGTTGAATATTGGTGTAGTTGGTAAATGAGTTCGCAAGATAAAAAGCGAGGCGACAATGTCGCCTCGCCTCGCTCTCGTAAAAAAGGGCAAATGGAACAAGATAAGATGACAGCACAGGTCACGGAGCTGATGGGGAGATTGTCAGAAATACTGGGTAAAGATTTTGTACAATTAGAGGTTGAGCCAGTATTTAAAAAAATAAATAAAAAAAAGTTAAATTAACTATTGCAATCAATATCCCACTTTGATAAGAGATGGTGTCAAACTAACAAAGGAGTAAAATGACAAACGCAATAAAAAAGCTAAAGCAAGATGAAAAAAAAGTAGTCTTAGCG